GCTGGTGTATCACGGGCTTGGTTCTGGTAAATCTTTATCGGCTATTGCCGCTGCGGAAGCCGCTAAGCAGAAATACAACGACGACTACGGAATCGTTGCCCCGGCCAGTCTGCGGGGTAACTTTCAGAAAGAAGTTGAGAAGTTTACCGAAGACAGCAAGCCAGAAATTCTTTCATACACCGGGCTTGGTCTTGGCAAAGACTTTAAAAAGCAGCCCGACACCGTGATCATGGACGAGGCTCACAGACTTCGGAATCCTGGCGGGTCTGCTGCGCAAGCGGCTAAGACAGTGGCTGACAGGGCTAAGCGTGTGCTGCTCCTTACCGGCAGCCCCATCACGAATTCACCCAGCGACCTTGCAAACTTAATCTCAATCGTCGCCAAGCAGAATATCACACCGAATGACTTTGAGAAGAAGTTCGTTGGGCAGAAGACAGTGCATCCCGGGATATTCAATTATCTTGCTGGCGTAAAGCCTGGTGTGCGCCCTGTAATCAAGAATGAGGGCGAGCTGCGCAAGCTTCTCGAGGGCCGCGTTGACTATCAGCCCAGTAAGACGCCTGAAGGCGTGAATGTTAACGAAGAGAAGATCCAAGTACCGTTAACAAGCGCGCAGCAGAAAATACAAAAAGCACTGCGTACGCAAATTCCGCCGAGCTTCCTCTGGAAGCTTGATAAAGAGTTCCCGCTTAGCAAAGACGAACTGTCAAAGCTCAATAGCTTTCTGACGGGCTTGCGGCAGAACTCTGTGTCTACTCGGCCTTTCCGCCAAGACTCGGACGCTATCTCTGCGTTTAATCAGTCAGGGAAGCTGCAGGAAGCGTACAAGCGGCTCAAGGAACTTATTGACTCGGACCCGCGCAAAAAAGCGATTATCTACTCGAATCACATTGGTGCAGGTATTGAGCCGTATGCCGCCGCGCTTGATAAGAACAGAATACCCTATGGTGTATTCCATGGCGGTATTCCCACCCGCGTGCGGCAGCAGTCACTTAAAGACTACAACGAGGGCAAGCTCCGGGCGCTTTTAATTGGCCCGGCTGGCGCTGAAGGTTTGTCTACTAAGGGTACGAACTTAATCCAGCTTTTAGACCCGCACTGGCACGAGTCACGAACACAGCAGGCGCGTGGCCGTGGGCTGCGCTTTGACAGCCACGATGACCTGCCGGAAGAGCTAAAGAACGTAGCTGTGCAGCGGTTTATCTCCAAGTCTGAAGAGCCTAGCTTCCTTGGTAAACTTATGGGTTATCGCCGCGAACGTACTGGAGACGAGATCTTGGAACGCCTGTCAAACGAAAAAGAAGTATTTAACGAGCGTTTTCGTGATTTGCTCCGGGAGATTGGCTCACGTAACCACGACAAAACCGCATTTGAATTAGGCCCGAAGCCTGAGCCCAAATTCGTGCAGGATGGTAAGTGGACACGTTTAGCCGGCACGCCGAAAGCTCCACCACAGGAAGCGCCAAAACCGCTGAGCCCTATGCCCGGGTCGCTGATGGCGAATAATGTCGAAATTAAACCGCGGCCGCAAATGGTGGCTGCTGGCATGCAGACACCTGAAGACCTTATCCGCACAGGCGTTAAAAAGGTAACGGGTTACGACATACCAGCTTTAAGTTACTGCGGCCCGGGTAAAAATTTTGGGCAGGTGGCGTCGTTGGTAGGCATGGGCCAAGACATGTGGAACAACGGCTTTATGAAAAAGGTAAATGCGGATCTCTCGGCATTCGGCAAAGAAGCCGGTTTTCGCTGGTACAAGCGGTTCCCTGTAAACGACAACGTAGCCGTGAACATGAGCCTTGGCGGGCCTTCTGTGACGTTTAAGAAGCTTATCCCTGGTACAAGCTTTACTTTGGGTAATAGAGCGCCTCGTTTATATGTCGGAACGCCCGTACCGGGCGTAGCGTATCAGCAATACCTGTCGCCTAAAAAGCACAAAATCACGGCGGAAAAGGAATTTAAAGATTCGCCGGAGGATGAGAAAGACCAGCGCACGACATACGAGAAGATCCGAGACTTCTTGTTTGGCTCTGAGTATGGCCCCGACGCCGAGTAACCTGTATGCTTAGGTTGCGATATAACCGGCAGGAGGCCACCCGAGGAGCCAAGGAATGGCAGCCAATTTCACTAATTACCGGAAGCTCGTCTCTGTATTAAAAAAGCACGTCCCGCCGGCGTTTCCTATCTCTATTCGGCGTGTGCAGCTCCCCAAGCATATCGAAGGGCGTTGCTGGAAACACGGCAAGACGTTTATTATTGAGATCGACAAGTCTCTCGATCCGGCCCGCGCTATTGATGTGTTAATTCACGAGTGGGCGCATGCGCGAGCGTGGAATCACATGCTCGATGAGGCCCAAACGGATGAGGCTTTTAATAAGCTCGCCCACGACGCTGCGTGGGGTGTAGCATATGCTGAGGTATACGCTAAATACGAGCAGAATTTCGCGCAGGCCGTACTATGACCGAATTTAACTGGGCAACCGCCGCACTAATTTTTATAACGTACGTCCTGATTGATATCTTATACGCGTGGTACATTATCGCGGTCGGTAAGCGCCAGGAAATACAGGCGTCTGTGGCTAGTTCGCTGTTGTATAGTCTTTCGGCTTATGGCGTGATCACGTATTCCCGAAATATCACGTATATTGCTTTTTTGGCTGCCGGCGCATTTCTAGGCACGTACATTATCGTAAAGCTCAAGAAATGAGCCAGCCGTTATCCCGGGAGGTATTACTGGCACACGGCAGGTGTTGCGGCGGAAGATGCCAAAATTGCCCGTATATCCCCAGGCATATTGGCGGCAGTAAGCAGATTCAGCCAGTGTGTTTTGTGTGCCAAGGCGAACTGCAGGAAATACGCGGAAAACTGATCTGCAAAGAGTGCCACACGATTAACGAAACATGCTGTGACGGCGGGCAGTGCGCTACATAAGCCGCATAGAAAATGGCTATTCTGTACAATAAAGCGACGGTATTCGGTCTTGTTTTTGCTGAATCCCCGTTGGCGGCTTGTTATTGATTTGATATGCTGAGACTACATTCCGCACATTATGGAGATTTACACTATGTTCGTATCTGACGTCCAGGTATTGCGCCGGTTTACCAAGAAGCTCGCTTCGGTTGAGATGAAGGATCCGGCGGCTATGTCGGCGGCCGAGCGCACCGAATTCAACAAAACCATGACGAAGCAGCAACCGCCCGATCTTACTGATAAGGTAAACATGGGCGCGCGCGCTGCCGGTTCTGCTGTATCCGGCGCCGCTAATAAGGGACTTGAGGGCATTACTGGCGCAGCTAAGTCGCTGTACAACAATGCCACGCCTACAAACCTTGGTTTGGCTGCAGCTGGCGCGGGATTAGGCGGCGGGGCCCTTTACGGCCTTTCGCGCTTGCTGCAGTCCGATGAAGAAAAGAAGAAGAAAACGCCCATCATGGCTCCGGCTCTTGGGGCTGTAGGCGGCGCGGCCTTGTTGCCGATCATTGCGGCTCTGATGTCTCGCGGTGAGGCGAAGCCGATTAACATGGACGGCTTTAATACTTCAAACGGTCCAGCAAATTATGCCGATGCTGTAGCCCACGCGAGCGGCCCGGCGATGGTTGGCACACCGACCACGTCGACTTATCCTAAGTAATTACGCGTAGGCCACGTTATCCATATGATCTTCCGCAAACCAGCAAATGCTTTTTTAGCGTTGCTGGTTTGCGTTTTTTTAACGACCGCAATTGCTGATATCGTAATTGTGATCTATACTCGCGCGCTGGCTAACCGCGACGTCACTCTTGCCGTTGCTATGGCTATGTCTATTTCCATGACCAAGGGCGTTAATATTTTGCTCCTTACAAGTCAATCGACAAATACACGTCGGTGGCTTGTGCAAATTGCGAGCGCGCTTGGTATGGGCTTCGGAACGTGGCTTGGGCTTTTGATATACTGACACTGTCCTTACGAGGTGAACTGTGGCTGCGCCTGCTAAGAAGTTTGTCCTGAATGCTGAACAGCGCGTATACGTAGAGAAGTCTTGGGGTTACGAAGATTGGATTTGGAACGGGCGGTACTGCGGCAAAAAGTTGTTCATTGAAAAAGGCAAAGAGTGCAGCTTTCATTATCATAAAGTCAAAGACGAGGTAATGTATCTCGAGCGCGGTAAGGTGCTGCTGACGTACGGCTGGGATTCAGACCCAGAGTTTGCGGCGCAGCTCACGCTCACTCCTGACATGGCTTTCCACATTCCTCCGGGCATGTGGCACCGTTTCAAGGGACTCGAGGAATCCATGCTTTTCGAGTTCAGCACCCACCACTCAGACAAGGACGTCGTGAGGTTGGGTGATAAAGAAGCCAAGGACGGCGCTGATGACGAAACAGACGAAGATAGCGACGAAAATTCTTGAGCGCGCTTACGCGCGCGAGTTAATTAAAGCAGCGGTCGGGCAGAATGACTTTGGCGTCGGGTCATATACGCCGCCGGGCCAGCCAAAGCCGATGAATTCGGGTATCACGCCCGCTGGCCGCGCATTAGCTGCTGCCCCGGCGGCTATCGGCAACGCAGTCGATGGCGCAGGTAGCGGTATATACGGCGGCTTTAATGCTGCCCTCGGCGCTCCGTTAAGCGGCATTGCTCGCGCTGGTCAGGGCATAGCGCACACTAATCACGTGCTCAATAATGACCCGCAGGCTCAAAATGCTTCAGCGGTCTGGGGTGCTGCAGCAAAGTCGCTTTGGTCAAACACAGTAGCCGGCGGTAAAGATTTACTCGAGGCTCCGTCACGCATGCTTGGCGCGCTTGACGGGCCCACGCATATGCAGACATTGCAAGCGCAGCAGGGCGCGCAGCTTAGTCCCGGCCAGCGGGATGTGTTTAATTTCGCTAATAATGCTGCGCAGAACGCTTCTACAGCTTTAGTTGCGGCTCCCGCATTTGGCGCTGTGGCAAAAGCTGTACCGCGGGCGGATAAAGCGCTGCAGTTGTACGCTTCTGGCGACGTCGCTCTCCGCAGCTTCGGCGTCGGCACGCCGGAGGTAAATCAAATTATAGCGAATACGATAGGCATGGGTAATCAGGCTCAAGCTGCAGAACCGCAAACCGCACCACAACCAGCGCCAGAGCCTACAGATGTTAACTATGATCAGCTGTCGACCGCTTTAAACAGCTTTCACCCTGAAATGCAAGACGCTGCCAACGAATTTGTGGCTGAGAATAACGCAGATCAAACAGAAGTAGCGCAAGATGCCGCTGCGACCCCAGCACAACAAGTTGCTGGTCCTGTTCCACCTCCGCCTACCGAACAGCCGGCGCCAGAACAGCAATCTGAAGCGGCTACGGATTACGCGGCTTTGACGCCTGCAAAGTGGTCGCTTCCTCCTAATGCCACCCCCGCGCAACAAAAAACAGTTGAGTACGCCACAAATACAATTAACGCTGCTCCGCCGCCTGTGCAGAAAGCTGTTAGTGATCTTGCAACTGATTCAACAAACGCAGAAGCAAAAGCGACTGTAGACGCCGCAGCTACTGAAAACATTGTGAGGTCCGTTACAGCGGATCCAGCTGCTACGGCAAACGGCGCTACAAATTTTGGCGAGCTTATTGGCGCCAAAATGGAGTGGTACAACAACCAAGACCCGCATACGCAGGGCTTGCTGGCGCTTGGGCTGTCTGCCGGCGTTATTGGACTTATTTCAGCTATTAATGGCGGCGGCTTGGGTAGTTTTCTTTCAATGGCGCTTGGTTTAGGCGGCGCTGGGCTTTTGGGCGCCGCAAGCGGCGCATTTGGCGAAGACGGACAGCGCGCGATGGGGCAGGGCATGGCGTCAGTTGGGCGCATGATGGGGATGGATGTTCCTACGGATCCAGTACCTGTAGATCGGCTTGTGGGTGAAAACGCTCCAGCGGCTATTCACGCTGACGTTATGAAATCTGCCCCGACCGACAAAGAAAAAATGCAGCTGCTCACTAACAAGACAATGCGAGACACTAAAGCGCAAAGCATACGCGCGGAACTGAAGCAACTAGACAGAGCAAAACAAATTGCGGGGATGCCGGAGCAAGCTGCAGTGCCTGTGCTTATGGCATTAGGTCAGGCGCAGGGCAAACCACTAACGACTGAAGTTGCTAAACAGGTTTATCGTAATGCTGTGCAAACCGCGCAAATGGCTAACGATAAAGACAGCCCTATGGGTAAGCAACTTGCTGAGGCGCAGCAGTTTTCTACAGATGCGGATAAATACGTAGCGCAGCAAGCTGGTAACTACATTGCACCATACGTAGCCCCTGCAGCGCCATATGTGAATAAAGCTATACCTTATGTAAATCAAGCCTCGCAATATGCGGATCAAGCCTCGCAATTTCTTGCTCCATTTTTTCCCAAGGTGAATAATGCTAGATAAAAAACTCGTAATAGACGTTATGCAAAAAGCCGCCCGATGCTGGGCGGGTTATGAGCCTGTGCCCGGCGCCAAGGCTTACAGCGAAGGCTCCTGCCGCCCGAAGGGCAGCAAGAAGACAAAGAAGGAAGTGATTCAAGGTAAAAATCACTCAGAGAAGAAAGCAGCGCAGCCGTATACGGGCCAGCACAGTGCTACGCCGTTTGACGCTGCTCACGCGGCGGGCTTACTAGGCATGAAACCTAATGCAGATCCGCAGCAGGTCTATAACCGAATGATGCACAAATATCAATCTGGCGGTTTTAACCCGGCCCAGTTTTCAGAATTACGTGCAAAGTATCAAGGACTACCACCGTCGTTCACACCGCCTACTGGCGCTGTTGCTCCCGTCGCACCTAAACCAGTACAGGCGCCAGTCGCCGCCCGCCCGTCTCCGTGCGGCCCGGGTGGGTGCCCTGTGCCACGTCAGGTTAAACCGCCTGTTCCGCGCACGCCAAACGGCACACCGCGGCTTGTTCCGGGCGTACCTCAACCGCGGCCCACAATGAATCAGATGCCGCCAAAAACGGCCAAAGTAGACTTTACGCAATTTGCGCCTAAAGCCGCACCGCCGGCAAAACCGGCTGTTGCGGCCGTGACCCGCAAACCGGAAGAGCCGGACACGCTCAAGCCCGAACCGCTTCCGCGTGTTGCTCCGACTATTTCGCCGGTTGATTCCAAAGTTCCGCCGCTGAAGTAATTAAACAACAAGGATGTCACATGGCAAAACAGCCCAGCCGCACAGCGAACAAATCAGCACGTCGACAGGAACGCAAACAAGCGCGCAAAGACAAACAGGACACGAACGTTTATTCGCCGGTAGAGTTTAAGCCTCGCACAGAATCGCAACGGCACGCCCTCGAGCTTGTCGCTGATAATGACATGAGTTTCCTTCTCGGATCTGCGGGTTCAGGCAAAACGTTTCTAGCTATGGCTTATGCAATTAATCAGGTGCTGACTAAACAGGTAGATAAGATTGTTCTGACGCGGCCTATTGTCGAAGCCGGCGAGAAGCTTGGGTTTCTGCCGGGCACGTTTGGCGATAAGGTAAATCCGTACATGCAGCCCCTTTACGACACCATGGAGGTGTTGTTGGGTAAGCAAGGAGCTAAGCGCGAGATTATCAATAAAGCTGTGGTGCTTGCGCCGCTATGTTATATGCGCGGGCGTACATTTAATGATTCAATCTGTATTTTTGACGAGGCGCAAAATGCCACGTACACGCAGCTTAAATTGTTTCTGACGCGTTTTGGGCAAAATACGAAGGTTATCGTTACGGGTGATCCAGACCAGAGCGATCTCGTGACAGGCCGCCGAGAAGATTGCGCTTTGACCGAGGTCGTGGACAGGCTTAAAGGCACGGCGGGTATTGGTATGTATAAGTTTACCCATGCTGACGTCGTGCGCCATCCGCTAGTAGCTGCTGTGTTGCGCAAGCTGTAAAAACAGACTTGCCCAAGTTTTGCGTGTGACTTATAGTGGCTCCAACACTTAGGAGCTATTATGCAATTACACGAAATCGTCACGCTGCTTAATGAAGACCTAAAAAACGAGTGGAAGCATATGCAGTTTTATCTGCATCATGCTAGCGCTATTACGGGCCTGCACGCGCACGAGTACAAAGAGTTTTTACTCGAACAAGCGGCCAGTGAGATGAAGCATGTACAGCAGTTTTCTGACATGCTGTTTGGTCTCGGTATAACCCCTACTACCGAAATAAACGAGTTTTCAAAACTCACAAGCGCCAAGTTAATACTTGAGAGCGCTGCTGCTATGGAAGAAGACGTCGTTAAAAATTACGTCCAGCGTATTGCGCAGCTGTCTACGCTAACGTTCCACTCTTCTGCAGAGGCGGCCGACGCAAAATGGATCGAGATTTTTCTTGAGGAACAGGTCAAAGACAGCCGCGAAGATCTTGATCATTTAATGCGAATTCTCGCGGGGTTGTAATTCTGGACAGGTGGCAGAGCGGTTGAATGCACTGGTCTTGAAAACCGGCGAGCCCTGACGGGCTCCGGGGGTTCGAATCCCTCCCTGTCCGTTAATCTTGCGCGTTTCTGCGTCTCGTTTATACTTGCGATTTATTGCCCCATACTTATCTGGTGCCAGCTATGCGAACCAAAGATTTAGGCGAATTTTTTTACACGACGTCTCTCACGCAGTACGACGTATTGAAGTATTACGTCAACAAGATGTTCACGCCGGCTATGGACGTAGTGGCGTTGCTGCAGCTTATTGCGACGTACAAGCCTAAAACGTTTTTAGAGATCGGCACAAATCAAGGGCAGACCACACAAATTATCGCAGATAATTTTCCTAATATGCAGATCGTCACGTGCGATCCCGGCGATCAGCTGACAGAGGAACAACGCAACGAGCACCAAATAGGTGAGCATTTACCACAGTGGGCAATCGGTGAGCGAGTAGCTGGCTATCCGAATGTGAAAATTATTAAAAAGTCGTTTGCTGATATCGATTGGGCTGGGCAAACCTTTGATTTTATTTTCATTGACGGCGACCATTCTTACGAAGCTGCGCTGCAAGATAGCTTGTTAGCCGCTAAGCTTGTAAATCATCCTGGCGTGCTGGCGTGGCACGATGTGGATAACGGCGCAGTTCCTGGCGTAAAAAAAGCGCTTGATGAGCTGACTGAATTAGCTCCGATTATTCACATTGAAAAATCAATGGTGGGGTATCGCGCTACTTGCCGGAGCACCGACTCGAAACGAGTTTTTACTCAGTTGCACAGAGACGGCGCTTGGGGTTCTGGCTGCGGCCCGGGCGCAACCTTAGATTTCTGCCAGCCGCTGATTAATTTTTTAGCGCCGCACTTTGAAGAACGGAACGTCAAGACACTATGCGATTTAGGCTGCGGCGATTTTCAGTGGCAACCCGCGCTAGTAGCTAGTACCGGGGTTAAATACATTGGTTTAGATTGCATTGACGCACTAATAGAGCAGAACAGCGCGAAATATCTCCGGCCGGCGTACGAGTTTCGCTCTGTAGACTTTGCCGCAACCCCTGCAGCGCAATTACCAGAAGCAGATGTTTACCTTATCAAAGACGTTTTGCAGCACTGGACGTCTGACGACGTAAATCAGTTTTTAGTGGAGCTGCTCATCGCGCGCCCATCGGCTGAAGTGCTTGTCATTAACTGCGTCAACCAAGAAAACGATAAACGCGACATTCAAACCGGCCAGTTTGAGCCGCTCAACAAAGCACACTATCCGCTAAATGCATTTAATGTCGAGGAGCTGTTTTCGTTTCACAGCAAAGTTGTTTACAGGATCAGTCCGCTTAAATCAAACGCGCCAATGCCGACTAGTGCGCCGGTTAAATTAAGTGCTGCACCGGTTGTGCTACCCGAGTTTTCTGCAGCTTTGATGCAGCCTGCCAATGTTGCTGCGTATCGGCCGCTTGTCGAATCTACATCTGCGCAGTGGTTTGCTGATGCTGCGTCCGCAGCTGCGCTAGTGCCAAAACCCAGCGATATGCGGGGGCGCGGCATTGTTATCTGTGCGGGCAATAATTATCTGCCTGCGGCGTGGGTGAATATCAAGATGCTGCGATATTTTCACTGCGACTTGCCAGTGGAGATTTGGCATCTTGGTCCAGAAGAAATTCCGGCCCGCGTGCGCCCGGGTTTCGAGGCGCTAGGCGCCACGTTTATAGACGGCCGCGAAATCCAAAAGACGTTTCCGCATCAACGGCTAAACGGCTGGGAACTTAAAGCTTACGCGCTGCTGCACACAAAGTTTGCTGAGGTAATGCTTCTTGATGCGGATAACATACCGCTTAAAAATGTCACACGTTTGTTTGATGAGATGTTTTACAAGCAACACGGCGCGTTGTTCTGGCCGGATCGCGGAACGTGGCCGCCGCATGCCAAGATTTGGGAGTTGACCGGCGTACCGTACAGACCCGAGTGTGAGTTTGAAACCGGGCAGATGGTTGTGGATCGGTCACGCTGCTGGCCAGCTGTTGTGATGACTAATTGGATTAATGAAGAGAGCGTCTATTGGTATACGAAGATTCACGGTGACAAAGACACGTTCCGGCTAGGCTGGCGCGGCACTGGCACACAATACAACGCTATTCCGCACTCGTCGCTGGCGCCGTGGCCATTCTTTTATCAGAAAGACATTACCGGAGACGTGTTGTTCCAGCACGGCTGCAAATGGGCGGGCAGGCCAGAATCCTGCGAGTTGCAACAACAGTTTACGCCGGAATTTGTGCCGTATTATCCGCAGTGCGTTGGCTACATCGAAGAGTATTCCAAACTGTAACGTGTAAGGTGCTACATGCCACAGAAGTTTATTTTGCGTAATCATCAAAGCCCCGGCGATTTGGTAATGATGCTGTACGCATTGACTAGTCTGCACGAAACGTATCCCGGCGAGTACATCACAGATGTAAACGTGACGGTGCGCGACTTGTTTGTTGAAAATCCGTTGATTACGCAGCTAAACGAAAAAGACCCTGATGTGCGGGTAATTAAAATGGAATACCCGCAAATCAATGAGAGTAACAGCCGACCGTACCGCTTCTCTACAGCTTTCACGGCATACCTAGCCGATCAAATTGGTAGGCCTATTCAGCCCGCTAATTTTGCAGGGGTTATTCCGCTTAGCGCTAGCGAAAAAGGCTGGTACTCGGCAATGCACGAGGTGCTGCAACGCGACGTGCCGTACTGGGTTTTAAACGCCGGGCATAAATCTGACTTCACCGCTAAGACTTGGTCATTTGCGCGGTATCAAGAATTAGTAGACGCTTTGCCAGATGTGCAGTTTGTACAGGTTGGTGCTAAAGAGCACATACATCCAGAACTGCGCGGCCCTAATTTAACACGTATGGTAGGAAAGACAGATACGCGGCAATTAATCCGGCTAGTTTACAACTCGTTTGGTGTAATTTCTGGCGTGAGCTTTCCGATGCACTTAGCTTATGCCGTACCCGCGCACCCTAGGTTTAGACGTGAAAGCCGCGCAAATATTACTATTGCCGGCGGCCGGGAACCGTCGCATTGGGAGCAGGGTCCGGATCATCATTATTTACACACCAGCGGTATGCTTAGTTGCTGCTCTAAAGGTGGTTGCTGGAAGAGCCGCGTAGTGGCCATGGATGACAACGACGAAAAAAACAACAGCCTATGCGAAGCGCCGATGATGATGGAAGACGGGCAGTGGGTGCCAAAATGTATGGTGATGATTGAAGTCGACGACGTTGTAAAGCTTGTACGCCGGTATATGGATAACCTGGACTACTCGCCTAAGTCGTGATGGCTGGATGCTGCCACATCGCAAAACCGTAATGGCGCTAGACTTCGATCGCACGTTTACGAGCGATGTCGCGTTCTGGCGCATGTTCATAACTATTGCGGTGCAGCGCGGGCATACGGTTATATGTGTAACTGGCCGAACTGATTGCCCACGCAATCATGCAGAAGTCGCCGCGGTGTTCGGCCAGCCTTATTTTCAGCTTCTTGGCGGTTGCATCTTTTGCAGCCATTCGCCGAAGCGCGCGATTGTCGAAGCGCGCGGTTACGCAATTGATATTTGGATAGACGACATGCCTGAGGGCATCGGCGCACGCGACCCGGCTGAGTTTAAAGCTCTCGAGGCCAAATTCCCTGTGTGCGAAACATTGCCAATATTTAACAACGCAGATATTTCGCCTACTGAGATGTGGGTACCAAACGCCCCACTATTTTCAAAAAAACCCAGAATTACTGTAAATTAATAGGGTACGCCGGGACGGATCTCGGCTAAGTCTGACGCACTGAACGGATTCAGTGTATGCAGAAGCGTTGGTACTACTGTTACGTTATCGTATACCCGTCGCTTGGGTATAAGTTCTACTACGGCTCGCGCATAACAAAAAATGCGCCCGAGGCCGACCATGATTACTTCGGGTCGTCCGTTACTTTTAGTCACTACAACGACACAGAGCATGCCGAGTATCAGGCTGACGCTTTAAAAATTATTCTCTGGGCCGCGCACCTGCCAAAAGCCAAGAAACACGCACTGGCTCTCGGCGCGCTTGAGGCGGCTAATATTCGTGCCGCGCTAGATAACCGCGAGCATCTCGGGCCGGATATTTGCTTAAACCGTAATTACGGCGGGCGTATTGTATTGACGCCAGCTGAGTACAAAGCAGCTGCTGAAAAATCGCGGCAGGCTGGTTCTGGGTTTGCAGGTATGTCTAAAAAAATGCACAAAAAATGGGCTACGCTTGGCGGTCAATTGTCTAAGCTGCATGGCAAAGGCGTGCACGGACTTAGCCAAGAAGAGCGCCGCCGCAATTCAGTTCTAGGTGCGGGTGTTATAAAGGACAAGTACGCAAAAGATTACACGTTTTGCGACCCAAACGGCGAGCTTGTAGCAATTAGAAATTTGAAAGCATTTTGCCGCGAGCATAATTTAAATCCTGGGCATATGCGCAGCGTAAATTGCGGCAGAATTAAATCACACAAAGGATGGCGCAAGCCCGCAGAATGAACGAATACATAATTAATGGCGTAGCTATTGGTTTATTGGTTGGCTACATTGTCGGACGTTTAGACTTTTTGGTCTTTTTGACTAAGTGCTCGGAGCGCTCTGTAGCAGCATCGCAGGCGTCCGTTATAAATAAACCGCGTAGTTTCTTTGATCAGCCAGAAGAGAAAGCAAAACCTGCTTTAGACATAGACACGCGCAAGTTTGTAAATCCGGTTAAAACGGATGATTTGACCAAGGCCGCCGACACTAGTCTTGGCAAAACGACTGTGGCGCACGATGATATTCAGGCATCGGTATCAAAGCTCGCACAGCTCAAAGGAAAATAACATGGCCAAAGGTTTAGACGTCGGTACCTCATTTGTCGTACTTGCGCAGGACGGGGCTGAAGGTAATGTGCAGTACAAGGACTTCCGTGACGCGTTTTACGTCATTAAGCCGACAACTCCCGTCGCCACGAAGATGATTGAAAAAGGACTGCAGGGCAAAATCTTCGTCAAAGACGCTGACGGCAGTTTTATTCTGCTAGGCCAGGACGCTATCGAAAAAGCTGTGGAGCGCAATGATTCTGCTAAGCGCCCTATGTACCGCGGCGTAGTTAGCCCGAAGGAAAAAGACGCTAAACGTATTTTGGCCTATATCTTGAAAGAAGTAGCCGGAACTGCTGCTGAGCCGGGCGAGAAGCTTGTTTTCTGTATCCCTGCGCAGCCCGTCGATCAAGAGGACGAAGACTTTGACGTCGGTTATCACGAAGACGTTGTAAAGCTTGTGCTATCCGAAGTTGGTTACGCAGCTAGGGCAATTAACGAAGCAGAAGCGCTGTGTTACTCAGAGTTTGAGAACGACGATTACACGGGTATTGCGTTGTCTTGGGGCGCTGGCATGGTAAATTGCTGCGTCATGCTTAATGGCGAACCAACTGTTATGTTCTCGACCACCAAATCCGGCGACTGGGTTGATCGAATGTCAGCCGTCGCTGTAAATGTTCCTGATAGCGTAGTGCAGGCTGAAAAAGAGCATGGCGTATTTAAAGTCGGCGAGCCCAACGACAATCCGACTTTGGCAGCCGTGGCGTCATATTATGAGCGCTTAGTAGACTACACGGCTAAACAGCTTACACACGCACTGACTGGTCATAAGTTACTGCCGCAATTTAAACACCCGCTGCCGGTTGCTGTTGCTGGCGGTACAAGCAAAGCTGACGGTTTTGTTGCCGCTTTTTCCGCTAAACTACAAGAGAGTGGTTTTCCGCTCGCCATTAAAGAGGTCCGCCACGCTGCTGACCCACTCCACGCTGTAGCCCGCGGCTGTCTAATCGCAGCCAAGATTTTATAACCGTTTCGGGTTACGTATACGCGCTGTTAAAATGAGTTTGTCGTAAGTTAGTCGTGGTGGCCGGCTGGTTAGCGTTAGGGTGTTAAGCAGGGATGTGAGACGCCCTAATAGGAATCCGTGGTCAGGCTGCGGCCGCGCTCACGGTTGGTGGAGCAATGAATGCCGCACGAGGTTGAGTTTACACCTTAGAAAGTCATTGCTTTGCCCCGGTTCGCCGGGGTTCGGTCCTGTGGAAGGGGATCACAGGGGCTTACGACAACCTTTTAACAGAGAGTCAAAAACATGGTAGACGAATATATGCATTCGTTAACTGTGTTTTTAAGTGCGTTCGGCGTCTCGGCCTTCGCTGGTCTTGCTACGCTATTACGGTTTTCGCGCAGGCAGGTATCAAAGATTTCAGTTTTTAGCGCTATGTTAAACGCCGGCTTTTTAGGGCTGGCTATTGCTTTAATTTGGTATCAGAATTATCGAAAAGCCGAAAACATTCACGGATTAATAGGTATTTGTGTTCTTGCCGGAATGGGTGGTTCCACGCTGACCGATTTGTTAATATCTCTATTAGCAGGAGCCGGCATAAAAGTCATCATTACCCACGAACGCGACGACCACGGGAGGCCAGACGATGACACAGGAAATTCGTAAAGACCTGAGCGTAGCGGCAATTATGGCGACAATGGTGTGCGCCGCTTTATTGCTTATTTCGGCTAGGGCAGCTGCGGAACACGGCGCACCAGAAACGTCGGCTAAAAACCCTGAAATTTCCGCCCTTCCGCGCTAATACTGCACACAGGGCCGAACATGGACGGATTGTCTGTTTTATACCAGTCGACGCATTCGGCGCCGTTGTACAACATCGGTAACGCGTATGGCTGGCTAGCTAAATCGTCTAAAACAGCTAGCGCTGAATACCATCTATCCGGCCGGCTTTATTTAGCTAAAAGCGGCTGGCTTCTTTTATCTGTGCCAAATGCTCTCGTCCGTGGCGTATTTGACGCTATGTCACATGCCGGCGCTGAGCTGCCGCTTGCTGGCACTATGAATGTGCCCAACGTAGATAAAGAGCTTTTAAACGCGCATATCTCGGTTATGACGGCCGATGACGTAGAAGCTATTGGCGCTAACAAGATCAACGAGCGTGGGCATTCTTTTAAGTACGCGTTAGGCCACGTCAAAGAGCTTACGCCCGGCAACATTGACGGGGTTAGCAAAATTTGGGCTATTCAGATCGCGAGCCCAGAGCTGTCGGCCTTGCGCAAAAGCTATGGGTTGTCTGCGTTGCCTAAAGACGAGCCATTCCACATTACTGTAGCTGTGCGCCGTAAGAACGTGCTGCGCGAGAACG